TTCTTTTCTTTCAGCACTCCGTTCGTGCCGGGGTCGCCGTAATAACCCCAAGAGTGCTGCTTGCCGTGACCCTGACCGTATTCGCCACGCTTCATACCGAGTTCTTCCGCTTCCGGGTGATCGTCCGGGTAGGTCACGCCTGTACCGAACTCAATGAACAGGGTAGCTCCGCCTGTCGCCACCACCGCTCGAACATTGTTCCCACGGGGTTCCACCGTCACGGAAACATCGTTGGTGCCATCGTAAACAGCCCGCTCGAACTTGGCGGAAGCGATCTCTAAGCCCTCCTGCGCCACCCGGTCGAGAAAGACCGCAGTCCGCTCTTGAAGCCGGTTCTTCCGGTTTTCGGTTTCCCGTATCAGCCGCTCAATTCCTCTCCCGGAGAGCGGAACATGGATCGTCTGACTCACGATACCGTCACCTTACTGACCGCATAGGAAATGGAATTAAGGGACTTGGCGACCCGCTTGACCATGTAATCGTAGAGCGGTTTCCCGTTCTCGTCATACTGCGGTTCTTTGTCGATGAACAACACGGTATTCTCGTCAATGGGGCAGCTCAGGTCATCGGTGACGATCACCTTGTCGTACCCTGCGAAATTACCGAACTGCTCCACCTGAGCGGAGCCGGTCGCCGCCGAGATATTGGCGTTCATCGCCACGGCAGGCTTGTAAACCACCAGTTCCTCGCCGGTTTCGTTGCCGTACTCGTCCTTGACGGGAACCTTGCTGTCATACAGCAGATACCAGAAGGGCGATTTGTTGCGGTTCAGCGTTCTCATGCACTCAACCTCCCATCACAGCGGCAAAGGGAACAATGTCCCTCAGCAGCGTAGGCGGCACATCGCCGTCCTCATAGGAGCGGGAGATACCGTTCTCGCTGTGAGCGGTCTGCCCTTCGGCTCCCCGCTTATTCAGCAGATACACGGCGATCTCCACCTGAATGTGAGCGTACTGGTCAGGAACAGCGGTCACGGTGAGGTCAAAGGGGTATGCCTTGCGGCACACCTTGTTTCCGGCGATAGAAAGGTAGGTGGAAAGCGTGTCCTCGTCTGTCTCGCCGGTCATGGCTTTCACCATTTTCAACTTCTCAGCGTCCGTCATACTTTCCACCTTTCCTTTCTAAACTCTCTGTTTTACTCCTGCGCCACTCTTAGCCGCCAGCAACGGCCTTAGTGTTCACAGGGTTGTTTGCGTCATTGGCGATGAAGACGCTGCGGCTGTAAGTGGGAGCGGTAAACTCGGTAGAGATACCAGTAAACTTACCGTGGAACCACTCAGGGCCGTGGTCAAGGCCGATCTGACCAAAGAGCTGATACTTCTCACCAGCGCCGACCTTTGCCAGCGGCTCAAGGAAGAAGTTGCCCTTACCGGGGACAGGCTGATAAACGGGAGCCAGAACGCTCAGGTTCAGCAGCAGGGCAGTACCGGCAGGCAGGTACTCGCCAAGATACAGGTAGACAACGCCGATGGGCGTGACCACGCTGGACAGGGCGATACCGTTGATGTTACGGGCAGCGGGAACCACGGTCAGACCGTTCTGAACAGCGTCAGCGTTGATCTGGAACATGGTCACAGCGTCACACCACAGGCACAGGCCATCGGTGGGTGCATGAGCGCCGTAAATCTTCTTCACCATGTCGGCAATATCCCACAGGCCGAGGGGCTTGGAAGCCATCGCCGTAGTGTTGGAAGTGATTGCGGGAACCAGACCACGGGTCTTGTTGATCTTGGTGTCATCAGTGGCCTTGTTGTAGACACCGTTAATGAAGGTGTACTCAATGTCGGCATTGACCTTCATCATCTTGGCGGCAACCTGAAAGTCCAGCTCATTCATGGGGTTGGCCTGCTGACCCGCCACATTGATACCGCTCAGAGTACCCATGTTAGACATCTTCCCGTAGGAAATGCCCACAGACTCCTGAAAGATCTGAGTCACATTGGTCTTCTGCGCACGGGTCACAACGGTAGCGTCAGGGGCGGTCAGAGAAGCACTCTCACTGATAGCAGGCTGAGCGCCGCCGCCAGAGGTGAACTCCTGACCGGTCACGAACTCAACATGGTTCGTGGTCTTGGCACGACCGCCGATGATAGAACTCAGAGGGGTGCGGGTGTTGCCCTTGTTAAAGAGCATACCGGAGTAATTGAGTACCCCGAAACTCATAGCAAACTGATCTGCCATAGTAAAAACTCTCCTTTACTCTTTTTTCGCCTGCGCTTCCGCTTCGGCTTGCAGGCGAGTGTAGTAAGCAACGGCGGCGAAATCACCGTTTGTTCGTGCTTCCTCGATTTTCTTGGCGTAATCCATCTCGCCAGTACCGCCACCGGCACCGGGAGTGGGCTTGGGGGTCTTTTTCAGAGCGTCAGCCTTGACCTGTTTTGCATACTCGTCAAGGAACTTCTGCTGGTTGGCAAACACCTTGGCAGAATCACCATCAGCCATCGCCTTTGCGGTGTCCTCGGCAAGAACCTCGTCATAGCCCTGAGCGATGAACTTGGCCTTAAACTCGGAAACACGCTTGGCTTCCCGCAGCTCGGAAAGCTCCTTCTCCATGTTGGCGAACTTTTCCTCCTGCTCCTGCTTCTTCTTCTCGTCCTCACCCAACAGAGCGTTGTGCTTACGCTTCCACTCAGCGGCTTCGGAGTTGGCCTTGGAAACAGCGGCTTTCTGCTTTTCCAGCTCGGCGGCGTTGTCTTCGTACTCGAACGCTTCCAGAGCTTTCAGCTTGTCTTCCGCAGACATTTCCGCATAGCCCGTGATTTTGCTGGTGTCGATCTTTGCCATAATGATTACCTCCTGCGTTTAACAAGGCTGTTCACTCAGCACTATTTTCCGTTTTTACGGGTTGTCTCCCGTTTGCGATTAAGGTCTTCCCTGACCATTCAACGCCTTACGGCGGTCAAATTATTGTCTTCGCCTTTCTCATATCTCCGAAAAGACTGAGCTTTCACGGACTGTCCGAAAACTCCGAGGGCATTGGAAGGAAAAATAAAAGAGCTACCAATACCTTTTCGGTATCAGTAGCCCCACGGCTGTCAGTCAAGCCCTTGCCTGACCCACTCAATATTTCTTTTTCCGGCGTATCTCAATAACCACGATGGAGCTGTCCTCCACCTTGACTTCCGCCTGATTGTGGTGCTTTAAGATTTCCTCAATCTTGCTGACCGCTTCCGAGGTCAGTTTCAGCTCCCTTGTTTCCACCATCAGGATTAACCTCCTTCTGTTTGGTTGCGAGTTCAGCGGCCTTTTTCTCCTGTTCCTCAGCGTAATCCATACTCATACGGTACGCAAGCTGCGGGTCAGAGAACAAGCCACAATGAGTAAAGGCCAGAACCGGAGCAATCTTCGGATTGGCAAGCATAGCAGTCAGCACATTTGCCTTTTCCGTGATATTCTCGTAATTTCTGCGGGTAAAGCGGATTTCCAGACCGCTGAGTTTCAGCGTCAGGTCGCTCAGGTCACGGCAAATACGCAGAACCAGCTTCAAGAAATCCTTCTCAGACTGCTTGAACATCAGCTCGGAGTCCTTCGCCCTCGCTTCGGCGGCAGACCAACCATCACGCATGATGACCGCAGAGCCGGTATCACTGGTGGAAGAACCACCGTTGCGGTTCGGCATACCGCAGATCGTCAGGACGGTGTTATACATACTGTCCACGAGGGTCTGTGTCTGTGTCTGGTTCATTTCCGAGGTCAGATACTCGATCTCAGCTTTGAACTGCGGGTCAATGTCCTTGTACTTGATTGCACCCTCGTCACGAAGCTGGCGAAAATCCTCGGTGTTAATGTCAACATTGTGGAACAGCATGAGCGCCTGTACAAACTGCTCCACACCGTCAAGGCGGTTGCTCTCCACGGTATTGATAGCGTCCAGCAGGGGGAGGACGATCTCAAAAGCTCCCAGCCGAGCCTTATTCGCCGGGTACTCAATGATGGGAATACCCAAAATCTGAGGTTCGCTCCGAATGATCGCCCAAGTGTTCTCCACTTCGTAGTAGTGGTCACGGGTGTAGCAACTGAAAATCAGGTTTCCGTTCTCGTCCTTCACATACTTCACGCCCATCATGGCAGGGTTGCCGAGGGCGGTGGAGTAGACCACAAAAGCGAAGCGGGGGTCAAGGGTGAAAATCTCGAAAGGAACTTCGTCTTCCTCTACATCAGCTTCCCCATCAGGAAGCACCATACGATAGGAAGTACCACCAATGTGCGACCAGTCCGCCAGTTCCTTGTCCTTGGCAGGCTTATCCTCACTGAGAACATAATCGTTCAAGCGGCTGACCTCAGCGGAAATGCTCTCGTCATCGCTTCGGCTCACATACTGAACGGGTTCGCCCATCAGATAGCCGACCTTGAAGGACACGATCTCATTGGCTCGGTTTTCAACGACCTTGTTGCAGATTTCAGGCCGTACTTCCTTTTCCCGGTAAAGCACGGGCTGATCTCCACGATAGTACCGATAGAGATAGTCAATGTCGGCGCTGTTTTGCAGATGGACGAACAAAGCCTTTTGCAGAACATCAATGATGTTCCCGGCATTGATTTCGGCAACATCGGTATAGATCACACGGCGACCAAACAACGCTCTCGCACCCACTTACAGCACCTCCTTTCCACCCTATCGTTATCTATTCATTCGTATACCGTTTTGTTGGTTTCTAACTATAAGTATACCGTTGTGTCCAATGGTTGTCAATAGTTAATCTTTAATCATACCATTCGCCACAGTATTTGTCAAAACCAACCTTTCAGTAGGGACGCTTGAAAACCTCCACCTTGCCCCCGGACAGCATACGGATTTCGTTCTCCAATAGGGAGAGGGAGTCAGGAGCGTCATCATGCGGAACCTTGCCTGAGCGGGTGTAGGTGGTCACTTCCTTCATGAAGTTCCAATACTGACTGCCCCGCTTGTAGGTGGAGGGGTGCTTGAAGTAGAAGTTCTTCTTGATGTTGTCGGAAGCGAACTCAATACGGGTCTGCTTGTTGGAGATCGTGCGCTTCGTGCGGATACCCACGGAGTACCCTCGATCTCGAATAATCTGGTCAACATCTCTGGCATAATACTGACCGGCGTTGTTGGACTCAAAGACAGCGGAAGCCACCTTGTTCTCGATCAGGCACTTGGCACATTCCGGCTTCGTCACCTCAGCGGGAGAGTCATCAAAGACCACATCAACGATATACACAGCATTGCCGTATATCATCGCCACCGGCATAGAGGTCGAGTCCGAGCCGCTTTCTGCCGTATCGCCAACGGCGATGATGGTGTCCGGGTCACGATCTTTCGGCAGCTCAAAGAAGTAGTTCAGCTCGTCCTTGTTGAACAGCAGACCCTTCGCTTCAAAGGGCTGTTGCTGGAACTCGCTCTCAAACTGCTCTGCACTCAGAAGTTCCCGCTGCTCCCGGAAGTAGGCGGTGGTAAAGACCTTCTTGCCCTCCCGCTCGTACTCATAATTGCTCTCGTCCGTCACGAGATCGAGGGCGGGTATCTCAATCGCTCTCCAAGCCCAGCCCTCCCGCTGTGCGTGTTCCTGCACACGACCGATGGGGTCATATAGGGAATAGCGAGTGCCGGTAAAGACCATCGGCGTACCTTCAATAGCACGACCCATAATATCACCGGAGATGACCTCCCACTTGTCATCAAGCCGCTGGCGGTTCTTCGCTTCCTCACGACCCTCTACGCAGTCATCGAGGTAGAGGACATTGGTGGCTTCGGACAAGCCCACCTGTCGAGCGTCAATGGAACGACACATGATGGTGGGGAAACGGGACTTGCTTTTCAGGTTCACCGTCTTCGTGTCGGCGTTGGTCTGTACCAGCCGTGCGTCCGGGAATACATCGTAGAACAGATACTCGTTAGGGACTGTCAGGTATTCCAGACAACCATTGTAGAAGCTCTTTACAAGGTCATCGCCTGTCCCTTCCATCAGGGTCGAGCGGTCAGGAAACTTGCCGGAGAGCATATTCACAAAATTGATGCCTGTTTGTGACTTACCCGCTCGTTTCGGCATGGAAATCGTCAAAAGGCGCAGCTTCCCGTCCAAAACATCTTGAAATCCCTGCACCATCGGCCTGAGATAGTGCTTCCGGGGCGCATAAAACCGCTTTTCCGGCTTGCGGTCGAGTTCGATATAGGTCATGAAGGAGTCAAAGTCATGGGGTGCTTCAAAGAGAAGACACCGCCGCCACTGTTCATAGAACTTCGCCCCGCCGCCGTGTCGTACCTGATCGGCAGAAAGCGTCAGCAGCTCCTTGTTCGCCTTATGAGCTGCCGAAAAATCCTCGGTTTCCCACTCCCGGCACAGAGAAAAGAGGTCACTGTACGCTCCGCTGTCTCCCGGTCGCCGGTCGATCACGGCTCGAATAGAGCCGGAGAGTTTTTCATAATTCATGTGCATTTCCTTTCCAGATAAAAAGAGGGACTACCTCTTTTGAGATAGCCCCTCGGCTGTCCTTCCGTCTTTACGGAAGTCTTATCTTGATTTTGCCATCAGCTCGGCAAATTCCCTACTGTTTTTCTTGACCGTTCTCTCAATCAACCTTCCGTTGCTGTAAAGCACCCTGAAAAGAACGGTAGCAGAAAAGATGTTTCGGGATTGGCTCGTAGCCTTTTTGATGCCGCTAAAACCTCCTACCACGGCACCGGCGCCGCCAAACATCAGACCGCCAACCGCCGCTCTACCGAGAGATACATTTTTGCCCCGGCTAATTGACTCCTGCCCCATGCCATCATCACAAGGCTCAGCGGCAACCGGAACAGGCTTTCCAACTTGCAAGGGGAAGGTGGGATATTCTTTTCGGAAATCCTCAATGAGATCACTCCATTCTTTATCCGGCAAATCCCAAACGCTTTCTGGTTTATTTCCATTCATCGCCACCAAAGCGCCCGTAAGTGTTGCGTTATCCGAGCTGACCATGATTTCAGTTCCGTCTTCCAGTTCCCTCAGATAAAACACAAACGGGAGAGAACCCTTCCCCATGCGAAACTTTGTCCGAACCTCAATGCTCTCATTCGGACACTCCTGTTTAACAGTACAAGAGTGTTCACAGACTCTTTTGATAAGCTGATAGCTTTCGCTGGTAGTCATGGGTAATGAAAACTGATAGTACGCCATTATCAACCAACCTTTCTCGACCGGTCATACCATGTAGACCGACTAATGCCGAGTTCCCGGCAACAGTCCGCTACGGTGATAAGACCGTCTTTTTGTTTTTGAGCGAGTTTTTCAAACTGCTCGTCATCAATCTCGGAAGCGGGTCTGCCGAACCCTCTGCCGGTCTTCACCGACACCCGCTTGCCATCGACAACCGGCATAGCGGCGATGCCCTCAGCCTGCCGCTGCTTGGTTTTCTTGCGCTCCTGCTCGGCAACAGCACCAAGGACTTCAATCAGAATGTTGTTGACCATTTCCAGCACCCATGTCTGGTCTTTGAAGTCAATCAGCGTGGTCGGAATGTCGAGGATACGGACAATCACGCCCTTCTGCTTGAACCATTCCAGTTCTCGCTTCATTTCGTTCTTGTTGCGCCCAAAGCGGTCGAACTCCTTAACAATGACTTCATCACCTTCCTGCACAATGGCTTTTAGAGCATTGTACTGAGGACGGTCGAAGCTGCTTCCCGTGATCTTGTCGCAGTACACATTCTCGTCAGGAATATCGAACTTCTCACGAGCGACCTTGAGCTGCCGAGCAAGGTTCTGTTCCTTGCTGGACACACGACCAAGGAAGTATTTCATTGAACGCTCACCGCTTCCCACGACATTTTCTCCATGTTGTTAAGGTATCGAATGAAGTCATCGCCAAACTCATGACTTCCTGCAATCGCAAGATAAATGAGAAGTTTCAGGGATACGCTGTCATCTTGCCGATCGGGGTAAATGGTCAGATTTTCGTTTTTGAAGTGAACAATGCAGTTATTGTCCCCACACATTTTCAGGAAGGGATAGCACTCTCCCGCTCCGCCCTTGAACATGAAGATGGACGGAATGACCACGGTGCTGTCTTTCTTGATGACCTCGCCGTGAGGAACGAGCTTGTATGCGTCATTCAACTTCAAAACCTCCTTCCGGCAGACGGGTATTGGCAGGAACAACGATGACCTTGTAATCCATCGCTCTGAGCATAGTGGTCAGCAGGGACACGGGAATGTCCTTGACGTTTTTGTTATTCAAGCGTTCCCAAATGGTAGCGTTAGAGACATTGAGCCTTTTTGCGAGTTCAGCGTTGGAAAGAGACTTGGAAGCCATGATCTCTTTCAGGATTTCTCGACCTCTCATGTTTATCACCTCGGCTTTATTATACATATCAAGTGTTTTATTGTCAAGCGTTTTCTTGAAATTGATCTTTTTATTTTTTGCGGATATTTTTCAGCTCACCCCGCCCTCTCTGCCGCTGGCATATCCCCCGCCCCCGTCACCCATTCACGCCGCCCAGATCAGGCCGAAAAGCGCAAAAATAACCGCCCCGGAATAGCACCGGGGCAGCGTTCATTTATTCAATTTCAATATTTCAATCAGGATTTGCACCGGCAGCAAAAGCAACAAAAGAATTAAATACACGCTTTCACCGCCTTTATATTTCCATTCTTGCAAATTCCTTCATCTCTGCGGCGAGGTCTTCCGGGCTATTTGCCCATCTGCTGACCCATTCCGGGAAATGGTGAGAAAGATAGCTTTCGAGGTTGTCGAGGTTGTCCGGCTTGGTGGCTATGAGCTTTATAGCCCCTACAAAATCCACCGCCGCTTTCGTTACTCTCTCAGGCGTATAAAGCACTTTGCAGGACTTTTCACCGGAATAAATAAATTCCCGATCTTTCCCGGCGTGTTCGCAGCGACTCACGCAATTTTTGCAATTATCACGTTTAACCATGATGTAATCCCCCTTAAAATAAGATAAACAGATTAGAGCAACGCCCAATAATGGCGTATAACTGCCCGGTTTCGGTATCTTCGACCAATCCGCCATTGATACCGTAAACGCCCGTAGAATAGCCCACCTTTTCAAGCCTGCGCAGCGTGTAAATATACTCGCTCGGCTTATTGGTGTAATCTTCCGCCACTCCGAGCCGCACAAGCTCCCGCAGCTCTTTTAATTTATACTTTCTCATGCTTTCCGCTCTCCCTTCTGTAATTCTCTGTAAATCAGGCTTGTTAAAAGCTGTTCGGCCTGCTGCTCGGTGTACCGGGTTTTTTCCTGCTCTGTTTCTTCGAGGATTGCGCCGAGGTCATCAACCGCCGAACGATTGTAAAAATACAAGGTATCGAGGACAGACGGCAGACCGGCGCACCAGTCAGCAAAAGCGGCGGCTTCGCTGCCGTGATAATAGCGGACATCTTGCGAACACCAATATTTTTCACTTCTGAATGTGTCGAGGATAAAAGCGGCGATTTCGGGGAACTTCTGCGGCGGGTTGTCCGTGTACCCTTCCGGCGTGAAATTACCCATGATATACACCCGGATGTTTTCGGCGGCTTTCTTGCTATTGGTTCTCAGCATTGTTAAAACTCCCTTCATCAATTGTTATCAAGTGTTTTATTGATGATTAGAGTATATCAAGTGTTTTATTGATTGTCAAGTGTTTTATTGATATTTTATCAAGTTTTTTATTGACGCTTGCAACCGTCTGAAAAACTACACTTTTTCGCACTATACATTATAAAGGGCAAAAACGCCGCCCCAATCAGGCCGGAACCCCCGGCAGCGCCCACGCCGCCCCGGTGGAACCCGCCGCCGATCAGCCGGGGAAAGAAAAAGCCGCCGACCTCGTGGAGAGATCGGCAGCTCTGTCAAAGTCGCAGACCCTCGCCGGAAAGTCGCAAAGTCGTTCGGGCGAAAGTCGTGAAAGTCGTAGGAAAGTCGCAAAGTCGTTCGGCATAGTCGTAAGCCATAGTCGCAAAAGTCGCTCAGTCCTCCGAGTCATAGTCGCTGGACGCACCCACCACATCTTCGAGGTACTTCTTCTCCAAATCCTCGGCGGGAACCTGATCTCCGAGCTGCTGGTTGGGTGTCAACACGACCTCCTGCTTGTCCGCATAGCCCATGTTGTTCTTCATCAGAAAGATACCGGCGACCGGATTGATCTTTCCGTTCTGCATATAACTTTCCATCTGAGCGTTCAAAAGTTGATACGCCTTTTTAATTAAGTTACGGCTTTCGGCGGGTAGCGTCTTACTATCCACTCCATTTGCCCATGCCCATATCGTCTTTCTATCAACTCCAAAAGCCAATGCCATACCAGCAACAGAGGGCTTCATATCGTCCTGAGCACACAGGGCAAAGTACATTCCCATACGCTCTTTGACCTGTTCAGGTTCTCTCACATTCACATCAGGCCAGTCCAACATGACCATCGAATGTTGCAAATATTTTCTGTTGTCACCCGGTTCCGTATGGACGCTCATGGCTTCCTTACGATCAGGCCGGGTGCGTTTCTTCACAATTTCATCTGCCATAGTCGTTTTCTCCTTTCAAAGTCGCCAAGGTGATAAAGGTGAGTAATCGGGTGCATTTCCCTATAACTATTTCTATATACGCGCGTATAAGAGAGAGTTATAGGCATTTATGCCCGATTACTCACCTAACTCACCTAAAATACGAAAAACAATTTTTCAAAACACGCCAATTTGAAAAAAGTCTTTGCAAAAACACTCACCTTTATCACCTTTGTCACCTAACTACCAGTCGGCATTGATGACCACTTTGTTTCCGTGGGCGAGTGCTTCCGCCACAACACTCTCCACACCGTCCCAGTTGTAGACCTCTTTCTTCACGGCGTAATCGACAAGCTGCTTTGCCTGCTCGTTGTCAAGAACCATGTCCTTACCATACCAGTCGTTCTCCTTGGTTCGCTTCTCGTAAGGAACATAGTAGCCGAGCCTTTCCAGAAAGTCGTACCAAAGACTACCGCCGCTGTCGGTGCTGGCAACATCTACCGTATTGACGACCTCACCACAATGAGGGCAGCGGACATCTTTGCGTTCCATGACCGTAATATCAAGACCCACTTTCCAACACCTCCTGAGCCATTCTCACCAGCTCGACCAAATCATAGAACCGCCGAGGGTCTAACCCGGTCTGCTGCTTCACCTTGTCTAAGTGATAGAGAACGGTATTTCTGTGTGCGAAAATAGCACGAGCAACATCGGTGACATTCATATTGTGATTTGCCATCGCTATGACAATGTGAGCGTCTTCCTTATTCATGGTCGATCTCCTTTTGCAGCTCGTCATAGAGTTCCGAAAAGCGGCGGTTCCAGTGGCGCAGTCGCCAGAGGAATAGACAGCCTACAACAATCCATTCAACGGCGGCGATAGTTGTCAGAATGTCACTCATGTCCTATGCTCCTTTCTCGCAAAGCGGTTGAGCAACACGCTCACGGTGAGCTGACCAATCCTGTTCACATAGGGGCAGTTAAAGCGGTCAGGGTGAGGAACACTGTTGCCGAGATCGATGACCAGATCACGAGTGTTGTAGGAAATGTCCTTCGTGATAGTCGGCGTAGCGTAAATCACCACATCACGGTTCATTGTGGCCTGTAAGAGACTCTTGGTTTTGGAGTGCGCCACCGTCACAGTTGCGTTATCGAGGGTGAGGTACTTTGCCAAGTTCTGAACGGCGTGACCCCGGCCTACAATGGTAATGTCCTTAGCGTGAACCAAGTCCAATGCCAGCAGGAGCGCCAAAGTCGCCTGAGACACCGATGACATTCCCTGTGAGTAGGAATGGTCAATGTCAACCTCGGCGGTGAGCTTAATGTCAGACGGGACGGTTTCTCTGTCCACTACCACGGCCTTGTACGGAGGGCATGGGTACTGAGTGAGGTCACAGTCAATGCCTAACAGGTCAGCCTTGCGCTTGACCGCTTTCAGAAATACGCTCTCGTAGGAACCCAACAACAGCAGTCTGCCGGTAGGGTGAAAGCGGGTGGTTTCCTCGTCCAAGGTGGCAGAAAGCGTTTTGATTTGCTCCATTACATCATTCATAGCGCTTCTCCTTTCTTTCAAAGTCGTGGAGGGAGATCATCTTTTCACGGGTGAGTTTGTCAACCACTCGACCGATCTCCGAGTAGCCGCAGACCGCCGCCAGCCGTTCAAGGTTGCCCTTGGTCTGTGCTGTGACCACGATGGAAATGCGGCGGAGGTTCTTTTTCTCAGTCTTCATCGCTTTCCTCCGTGAACACGGTTCCCTCGAACCCTTCCGCTCTGCCGAGAAGTCTCCACAGACCTTCTTCCTGTTCGCCGCAACAGGGACAGGATTTTGCGGCGATTTTTCCGAGCTTCTGAGGAAAGTCCTCGTCTTCCTCGACATACAGAAGGTGTTCACATTTACGGCACATGAAGACGGTGAACATCGGGGGTAGTGGGATAGGCCGCTTTCGTCCACAACGATGACAGACCCACTCGTGCTTCCAGTCTTCACGAGTCATTTCATTGCCACATACACACTTTTTACTCATGTTTATCCTCCATTCGGTCGCAATCGTCAGAGATTGCACAGTCTTCACAACCCTTATAATAGAAGCAGTCCCGGCAACTGGAAATGACAGGCATACACCGCTCAGCGTATTCTTCACAGTTGGCAACAGGGCAAGTGCCATCAACGCAGGCAACACCTACATAGTCGGGGCAGTATTCAGGCTTCATCATCGCTGTCCCCTTCCGTCAAAGCTCTTGCGAGATCGTCAATCATCTGGTGCATGACTCTATCGCCAACATCATCTTCGTTCTGACACCAGAAGGAGAATTTCAGGTGTAGCAGCTCATGTACCAGCGTCTTTTCAAAATCGAACGGCACAATGCGGTCGCCGTAGCAGGCAGGGTTGATGATCTCAATACGAGCGGTCTTAATTGCTTCTGACCACTCGGTACAGCCTGTGGTATTACGCACCATCATTTCTTCCGGGTGAAGGTGGGTCAACAGCTTTATTCGCCACTCCTGCAAGCAGAGTTTTCGCTTCCACTTTTCCAGCAGGGCGAGTTCTTCATTGGTGGCAATCATACTGTCACCTCCTGTTCACGAGGGAGTTTTACGGTGTTACCATCTTTCAGATCGTCAGTGCTGAGTTGATAGGACACCAACTGCATACCGTGAGCCGTGACCTCTACACCATTGAAGAACCCTGCAATAATGCCATCGGGAATATCAAGAGTAATTTTCATCACGGACGCTCCTTTACAATGCGGATTTTTCTTAGCCGCTTGCCGCACCGCTTACAGACTTCATAATTGCTCTGCCAGCGGTGAGAACCATTACGGCACTTGACCTAAATATGAACATACGGGTCTGCTGTGTGGATACCGAAGCGGCAGAGGATAGAATTGCATGAACGGTTCATTAGGACGCTCCTTTCAGTCTGAGGTTCTTGTAGACGGGGTAGCCCTGATACACAACCTTGCCGCCGTGCCACTCAGGGTGCGTTTCCATGTCAGCGTTGAACCGCTTGGCGGAACAGGCAAAGTACCCGTTGGACTTGCACCAAATCTTGTAAGCGTCAAACAGAGACTTCGAGCGGGTGTTGACTCCCTCGGCCTGCTCACAGCGTTCTTCGAGGAATTGCAAGCACAGATCGTTGTCACGCTCGTACTGGTTGACTACCTTCCGCATGGCGGGGGACATTTTCAGACCGAACCGCTTGTACTTGAAGTATCCGGCGACCAGCCAAGCGAAAATGCCCTGCATAGCTTCCTGTGTCTGGAACTCATTTTTCAGGTTCTTGTCCTGCTCCGCTTCGGTGAAGTGGCGGTTGAACTCGATCACTCGCACACGGTCGGAAGCGAACAGGGACTTATCGCTGACGGTTGGAAGATCGTTGCAGGAGAGCCAAAGTGTGAACTGCGGCAGGAAGGTTGTAGCAGTCTCATAGAGGTTCCGAGCCTTGATTTCCTCGCCGCCCGTGAGCTGCTTGATTGTTTCCTCGTCCAGCTTTCCATACTGGTTGCTCTCTGCCATCGTGACGAACCGCTTGCCTTTCAGGGAAGCCAGCATGGGGTTCGCTGCTTCGGCGTTCTTCGAGCGCTCTGCCTTGCAGATGATCGACACGGGGGACACGGAAGCATAATCACCGAGAAGGTGGTGAATTGCCGAGAGCATGGTGGACTTGCCGTTGCGAGTGGTCTTGCCATGGAGAATGAACATACATTCCTCGTTCGCCATACCCAGCATAGAGTACCCCAGCGCCTTTTGAAGATAATCAGCCTTGTCTTCGTCATTACAAGTGACTTCCGCAACAAACTTCTCCCAGCGGCGGCACCGTGCGTCCTGCAAGGTGTAGTTGAAGTTGGTCTGCATAGTCAGGAAGTCTTTCCAGTCATGTTCCCGGAACTCCATTTTTTCGAGGTCGAAAGTGCCATTCTTGCAGTTGATAAGGTAGGGGTTTGCGTCAAACTCCGCCGAAGCGATAGGAAGCACACTGGCAGCGTCCTTCATCAGCCGGTCACGGAAGCGCCGGTCGCCCATCTTCACGATGAACTTCATGTACTCGGTGCGGCGTTCTTCATTGGCAATCTCGCCGCAGTAGAGAGCCATCAGGCGGCAGAACTCTTTGATTTTCTCCGCTACCAGAAGAGAACCTGTATCCTTACGCCATGCCCCCTCGGAGTAGGTGAACCAGCTTTTCGTTTCGGGGCAGTAGCGGGTATCATTCTTGTAGCACTCGGAAAACAGCTCCGCCATGCCGGACTCGTCCCACGAATACCCCGTACCGCTGATCGGATGGCTATGCTCAGGCTGTGCTTCCTTAATCTGAAACATCACACGGGACTGAGCTTCGTCCATGATGTAACGACCGTTGGAGAGCTGGAAAAGAGCCTGTTCTTCGGGGGCTGTCATAACTTCATCACTCATGGATTTCACCTCCTTTGCCTTTTCCGTTTGGATTAAAGTTGGAAAGCGCACTTTTACAAGCTCGGACACCCATCTTATAACCGTCTTGTTCACTACCGCTTATACGCTTGCGATATAGCCGCTCTTTATCAAGTAGGGCAGATAGCGCCATCTGCAAACTGTCATATTCGAGTTTTGTCATTATTTACACCTCCCCATAGAAGAAAGCGTTCTTCAAAGCGGTGTCCACATGACGCATAATCTCAGGGGGCAGAGTACAGATGTACTCCCAGTCATCGGACACATCTACGACACGCACCTGTTCACATTCAACCATGCTCGGCTGTAAAGAACCCCAAGTGACAGCCACATGGGTTGGCAATTCCAGCCGCTTGATTTTAGTGGTCAGGGGAACGACAATGCTGGTGGAAGAAAACTGATTGCCGACATTGTTTTGCACAACCACCCACGGACGCTTACCGGCCTGAATATGACTGTTGGCAAGCATGGGAACATCAATGATAACAACATCGCCACGCTGATAAGGTTTCATAATTACCTCCTGTATCTGGTCACGCTGTTAACAATCAACTCGACCTCGGACTGAGGGAGCGGCGGCTTGCAAGCCTGTTGATTGGCGTATAACAGCTCTTTGTAAATCTCTGCTTTGGTGTATCCTTGGTTATGGAGCTGACCCGCCAGAGAAGTCAGGCTGAGGTTCCGGCTTCCCGGTGTGATAGGCGGGTATTCAGGCTTCAAATGCAGCTTGCCGTTTTCAGGGCGGCGATAGATGGGAGAATAGATACGCTGAGGGGCGACCGTACCTGAGCTACTTTCCTTCGGCGTGTCGGGAAAATACTTCTCGATCACATAGTCAATCGCTGACTGGTTTTCAATGATCTCGGAAAAGATCAAAACCTCGCCGGTCATGATGAAGTACCGATTGCTCTTGTAAATCTCCACGGCGGCACGGTTGTTCTTGCCCTTGAAGGGCAGCTCACCACGAACGAGAATATGAACCCCTCTCCCGCTTCTGGACTTTTCCGTGTAGGACTGACAATGACCGATAATGTCAGCCGCCAGCGGGTTTAGAAGCCCATCAGTAAAGCCATCGTCAATGTCGATACCTACAACCCCTGTATCGTGAAACACATAGCCAAGACCGTCATAGTAGCCGTGCTGGACATTGTGTTCAGCGTCAATGTAATTCGACCATGTATCAGGATTAGAGGAAGAAGCCGCCTTTCTCACGGTGGCCTGCATGGGAACCTTTGACCCGTCCCACACATTGACCCATGCCTTTTCCCCTCGAAGTTCGGCGGGTATATTCAAATAGCTCATAGGCTTACCTCAGCTTTCATACGGACTCGGTAAAGACCAGTCCCATCTATCACCGCCACGGTAGGCGTTGCGGAAGTGGTTTCTCTCACCATCGCCAGAGAACCACAGGTAATCCGCAGGGAGGACACGACCGACCTCAACCTGACCTTCTCTCTCTGCATACCAACGGGTCAGCACATCTATACAGAGAGTAATCAAAGCATCATCGACCGGGTTTTCCTCGTTGTACCCTACGAATTGTTTAGGTGTAGTCACGACCGTTATAATATCGCCGTAGCCATGATCGACACGGTTGAGCGCACACCACACACAAGCCGCTTTCTCAGCGTCAGAGCTGACCCCTCTGGCTTCTCCCCATAGCATTTTCGCCAGTACAATCACTTCCTCGTCTGTCCACGGCTGAGGTGTCACCTCCGGTTCTGGCTCAGGGGTGACTACCTCTACCACCTCGACAACGGGAGAAGGTTCTTCAACCTCAACCGTGGGTAATTTCAGACAAAGGACTGCGACAATGGTGACGAACCACAGGAAGATTGAAAATTTCAGCCCCCGCAAGGGGTCTTAGACTTGCTGGACTTGGGCTTTGTCGAGGTTCCAGCAAAATAGAACTTGCCATCTATGCAGATGGGGAAATCAGGAAAGAGCTTGCTGGCGGTCTGTGTTCCACGGGAACAAATCTGCTCTGCCGCCGCCAGCGACATTTCATCTTTCACGAAGTCCTTTCCAGCAGCCATGATATACGGTACTTTGCCGTCAATGCTTTTCAGCTTCATTAGGTTCTCTCCTTTCATGGTTCCATGCTTCAACATCAACGCCGATACGCTTCAACATCTCCTTGCAGAGCCATGTGTAATCGTCCGGCATTTGATAATACTGGATAAGGCGGTCATGCTCGGCAGAGAAAGCGTCATAGAACTTCCGCAGGCGCTTCTTGCCGAAACCAAGGTGAACATGGAGGGTGTAAAGCACCATGGCGTCAATGTCATCGGCATAGCGCCTGTCGGCTTCCACGATCTGACGATTGATTTCCATGTCCATCGCTTTTCTCTCGGCGGCAGTTAAGACCGCACCGAACACCTTGCCGCCAGCTTTCTTAATCCTCATACCTCAATGTCCTCGAAGAAGACGGGATAGGTCTGTTTCAGCAGGGTCAGGAGCATATTGGCAACGACCCGCATATCAGGGTGAGCCGCTACGGGGCAACGCATACGGCAGAAATGCCGCCATTCTCTGAGATCAGCGGTCATGACCACCTCGGTTTTTAAGCTGTTCGGAAGGACAGACCGAGCTTCCTGCGGGGTACAACCCTCGTTCAGCAGATCGAAGTAGGCGACCTCAGCGTGTTCACACGACCGCTTCCAGATGTGGTAGGTCGAGTCGGTCTTGGCGAAGGTCGAGGGACGAATGACGGTGATCTCGCCGCCGAAGCCCTCCTTACCGTAGTTGCAGTACCGAGTGGACTCCTGACAGAACGCCGCCAGACGGTGACGGACGATCTCATGGCTCACACCCCGGTCGCAGATGAAGCGAACGGTAAGAGAGCCATGCTCAATGACGGCTTCGTGACCACGCTTGATGATACCCCGGACAAACTTCTCTGCGCTTCCGTCCGTGATTTTGTCCTCGGACTTGTAACAAGTCCTACCAGCGGCTTCGATGGTGGTCAGAAGGGTCTTATAATCGGGAGCGTTGATAAGCTCCACAGAAGGTTCACTGATTTTCACTTTCAGACTCCCTTTCATACCAAGGTTTGAAGTTGATAATCTGTTCGTGGAGGTGGTTTGCTCTGCCATCGAAACAGATTGTACGGTCATCGACATGAACGATGGAGGGAACTTTTCTTGCTTGAATTTGCACCATAGGAAATCCGTAGTGTTTCAACCATTCAGCAATCGCCGTCTGCCCCTCAAAGGACTCCGCACGAGAAGAACAGATGACCACACATAAACCATCGCTTATGAGTTGTTCAATGACCTCTTTAATCCCTTCTACGGGAGGGTCGGGGATAACAGCGGCACCCTTCCACCCGCTTCGGTAGGAATGAATTACACCATCGAAATCGAAAGAAACTGTTGGAATATACATACTTCACACCCCCGCAACATGGCTTGCCAGCATATCGGCTTGGTGTGTCCACAGCACATTCGGGTACTGGCTGACTGCTCTGGTGTAGTCATTCCACTCGGACTTGTCGGTGAAAGCGCCCATGTGATAGTGGATACACATGATTTCTTCATCAGTCAGTGTGTAGAACTGAGAGAGAAGCATGACGGACTTATCGCCGTGACCTTTCAGAAGGGTGTCGGGGTTGTACTCCCACGCCTGTTCGTCATAGATTGGTGTGCGCCCACCATTAAATTCTTCAATGTGGCCTGTTACCGGGTGGCGGTACTGGTCGATCTTACATAGGTCATGGAACATACCCACGATGAAGGGAGAACGAGCCTTGCGCCAGATCAGATGATTGGCCTGAGTGAGCGCCAGAAGGTACTCCGTAACCATGCGGGAATGGTTCAGAAGACCGCCCTCGTAATTGCCGTGGTACTTGGTGGAAGCAGGGGCGGTGAAGAAGCCGTAGGCCATCAGGTACTCCATCAGGTCATCAGAAACAACAGAGGTTCCGTCAGGCAGCTTCATGAAGTTCAGAAAATCGGTCACTTCGGACTTGGAGAAGCAGTCAGGCATTTTCATACTCCTTCCTATGAATACTCTTTTCGCTGTCGAACCCGTCAGGGTAACGAGCCAGCAGCTTATCGACATTGTGCTGTGCCACATATTCGAGGGTCACACCCAAGCCGGTCGCCAACTGTGCGACATACCAGAGAACATCGCCCAGCTCGTCAACCATCTTCATCGGGTCGAAAGCATGACCCTGAAACTCGGTCTTTTTCAGAATGTCAATGCACTCTCCGGCTTCACCGTTCAGACCGTAACATCCGTTGCGAACCTTATCCCATGAAGTCAGGTTGCCGGAGGTACGCTCGGCAGCTTTCTGATAATCATTCAGCGTCATCGTCAGCGACCTCCTTCTCCAACTCTGCATACAACATCGTGTGCATATAGACGGACTCGGACTGGCCGATAGACCGCAGAACGGTTCTCTTTTTCAGAGTCCAGCCATCACGCAGAGCCGCATTTACTTCATCGTCAAAGAGGGTGGGATTGTCCAGACGGTTCCGAATGGTTTTAATCTGCAACATCTTCCGCTACCTCCATTTCCAGCACCGTTATAATGGCGTAGTTGGCGAGGTCAATCAGGGTGTCTCGGATAGACTCGTCATTGACCTTCTGCTCACAGCCACGGGAAAGGGTCTTAAAGCGGCTGAGTTTATCGCCCAAACGGATACGAGCCATCGCCATTCCTTCTTCAACGAAGGTCTGGTGGAAGCTATCGCCGTAGTCATGGTTCTTCTGCTCATAGAGCTTGTTGATCTCCTTGCAGATTTCAGCGTGGCGCTGAACCTTGGAGAGCGAACAAATATAGGCTTCTGCCATTGTAGCTTATCCTCACTTTCAACATAGTTTTCCACAAACCATTGGCGAGGGAGAGCGCTTTATTTTAGCTCTCCCTCGCACCCGGTATCAGCCAAGGAGAGCTGCCAAATCCATCGGGGACTTCGGAGCGGTCTTCTGAGCCGCCTGAGAAGCCGCAGGGGAGGTTTTGGTAGAGGGGGTAGCAACCGTATTACCAGAGCCGCCCCAGCCCTCAGAGGGACGCTTATCGGCCAGACGGACGAAGGTAATGCTCTGTCCGGGCTTCTTCTTGTTCTCCTGAACATCATGTTCTACATCGCACTCGATGAAGTGACCAATCAGGTCGGTGTGGTCGATCTCGGTTAGGTCAAAATTGCCGAGGGCAGTCTTGGCGAAGTAGCTGAAAGCGTTGTATGCACCCTCGTTGGGAGAGCCATCAGATTTTAGCAGAGAGAAGCGCTCGATGTGCTTACTGCCGTTCTGCGTCTGCATATAGATTTCCAGCTTGCCGAAGTCTTCCTTGTACTTCACATCGGTAATCTGAAAGACATGAGTACCTTCGGGAATGAGGGTAAAACCCTCGGTAAGTCCGATTTTAGCCATTGTTTTTGTCCTCCTTCATGGTGTAGAAATTGAGCTGTTCTGCGTACTCGCAGGGGAAGATGATACCAACCAACTGGTCTTCATCATCGGGGTACTTGGCGTACTGCTTGACCAGCAGGGCTTTCGGTACGCTCTTGTCGCTGTCCAGATCGTAAGCATACAGGATTTCGCAGAAATCAGACTTCTCGATCAGTGACCAGTCATCGTTGGTGACGGGAAGGGTCATGGTGCTGTCCTGCGTGGCGAAGATACGGACACAATCCTTGATTGCGCCGTCCGGCTCAGGCATGAGCGCCTTGACCAGCGTGGCGTACTCGGTGCAACCGACCTGAGAGATCAGGCGACCAATGCCGTCAGGCATTTTCTCGTTGCTGTACCCGGTCACGCTGCGGATACCATCGGGAATGAGCATTAGTACAGACGGGGAAGCAAGCCAGCGTTCGTCCATGTACTCGTAGATAGCGCCACCATCAGGGGCGAGGGACTTCACGAACTTGGAAAATTTCATAGGTCAATCCTCCTTAATGATTTTTGGGGAAATGCGGTAGCTGTCCTCGGTGGTCGTGTACTTCGCCAGAATACCGTCCGCTTTCATAGCGTCCTTGTCGATCTTCGTGGTGGAAGTACGGCTGACTTCCCAATTATAGGCAGAGCCAGCGATAGACACCTTCTTGTCACCGTCACGGAACTGAGCGATTGCGGCTTTCTTAATCATGTCAGTCACAACCTTGTACCGCTTTTCCATGTCCGGGATACCTTCATGAGCCAAAATCCGTTCCATGGTGTCTTTCAGGTCTTCGGCTTCCTTGACCAGCGCCGCCATGTCGGTTTCGGGGGACAGGTTGTTGGTGCGGAGGGTTTTCAGGATTTCAGCGTCCTTGCGCTCGTCAAAGGCGGGAGAAATGCCACTCTCAACGAAGTCCTTCCACCATTTCAGGGCAGGCTTCACATACTTCTTCTCGAAGTCGGGATACCGCTCGGACACCTTGAAGGGACGGGTGATGGTGTTCTCACCGCTGCACACGAACTTCTCAGGGTCATCGTAGTCCTTGGGTTCGAGGAAGGAAGCGACCATGATAACATCGTCCACACCGAGAAGGTAGGCGTACAACGCCGCCTGCAACGCGTAATACTCAGGAATATCGTCCTTCCAGTCCTCGACACGCTTGGAGGTCTTCATTTCAAGGACGGTGGTGGGCTTACCATCTTTGCCGTAGAGCAAGTAGTCCCACATACCACCGAGAATGGGGCTTTCCTTGAAGAAGTCGCCGTAGGTCTTATTGAAGTAGTCCTTACCCCACAGATCGGTCGGCGTGACCAGATTGCTCATGAAGTAGGTCTGCTTCATGTACTCGGCCTGCTTAGGTTCGATGGTCTTACCAGCGATGGTGTAGATGGTGTCCTCGAACGGCTTCTGATAGGTGCGGGTCACTTCGCACCAAATCTCGAACGGTGTAGACCACGGGTTCAGACCGAGGATAGTGGCGAAGCGAGTACCGGTCAGCTTCTTCGGACGCTTGGGAGGGATAATCTGGATTTTGTTACCGTCAAGCCATTCCATTTTTGTCTACCTCCTTATAATTCACAAATTCATCAGCGGCACATTCCCGAACGGCAGTATTAGGATTGTTACCGTAGAGCTTACAGCAATCCGCTTCCAAGTCTGCATTGACGCACTTACGGCAATCAATTTCAATCATGCCTTAGCCCTCCTTCGCCGCCTTCATTTCGTAGCCAGCCAGCATATTGTTCACGCCCTCGATCAGAGCGTCACACTTGTCGGCTTCGATCTTGGAAAAACCCTCGGTCTTCATGGCGATGGTCTGCACGAACTGTTCCTGCTCTGCGTCAATATCCATGAGCTTTTTCAGCAGGCTTTTCAGCGTACTGACCTGTTCCACGGTAGCCGCACCAGCAGGAGCGCCGGTCAGTTCTTTCTTGATTTCCTGACGCTGTTCAGTGGTCACAGGGGGCTTCTTGGTAACGGCGGGGGCGGGTGCGGGGGTCGTATCAAACTCGCCGCTGTCGATACTGTCATGCTCCACAATGTCCAAAACGAGCTGCCACAGGTAGCGGCGAATGTAGGTGATAGAGCTGCCGGTCGCCTGCATTTCATTTGTGACCTGATTGCCAGCGTTGGACACGATGGGGGCGATGGGGGTGTACGGCGCAACAAAATCAATGAAGTCCTCACGGTCATCGACATTGTAGACACGAGCGGTCGCCTTGTCTCCGTACATGGACGGAACCATCATCAGACCGATTTCAAGGAAAATCTGCTCGGCCTTGGGAACAATGTCCGCCAGCTCGAAATACTTATATTCGAGCTTCATGTGCTTGCCGCTCTTATCCACGCCAGCTTCAAGGAAGCGCACACGGGCAAGCTGCAACTTCTTGAACACATTCATGGTGGAATAATCCGCCGCCGCAGTCTCAGCGGCTTTCTTGGTAGTAGCCATATTTATACCTCCAACATTTCTAATAATTTTTTCTTGATGGAATTGACTCTGCGGGTATTTCGCTTGGGTAGCTTCTCTCCGAGGAAATCTCGAACATAACGCCGTGCCAGCCGGATATACCAGTCACGGTCAACCACATCAATTGTCAGGTGATTGTCGTTGTCTACGACACATTTTGCGGGGAGTCCAGCAATCTTGACGGGATTGCCAGTGCCAAGGTGGATTTTGTAGAGGGTTCCGCACCGATGGTCTTCCGTGGCATATACCCGGTTGACCTTCTGCACGACCTCCATCTGACCGTCTACCTCATGGAGAGCGTCACCATACTTGCTCCCGGCCTTGGCGACCAACTGGAAGTCCAGCAGGCAGTCGCAGCTCATGATGGTATCTTCGACCGGGATACCGTAGGCCAGATAATCCTTGACCGCCTTGGCGACCACACAAGCGTTGTTGTTGATGTTGAACGCTCCTGCCGGGGCAATCCCACGAACGAGAACGCCACCCTTGATTTTGGGGTCGCCCTCGAAGGGAACCTCGACATAATTGTTCACATCTTTCTGACAGATCATCTTGATAAGGTCTTCCTCCAACTCGAAGCCGGTTCTGTCCTGCCACTCCTGCGTGATCTCTTGATACATCGGCACATCGCAGTCATCAAGGCTGACCATGATACCATCGGTGTTGAGCTGAATGATCTTCAAGGTGGGGCAGTCCTGAACAAGATGTTCCGCCATTTCGAGCAACTGCAACTGGCCTGAGATACAGACCGAGCGCCCCATGAGCGGGTCATACAGGTCATTGTAGCGGTTCAACATAGCGCCGTAGGTGGTGTTCAGCACCAGCTTCAAAGCGTTTGCCGTAGCCTTATCACCAGCTCTCTTTGCTTTAACACGCCGCTCAATGGTAGCGGCATACACATCGGGAGAGGGGATATTTCGGCTACAATAACCGTTCAAGGTCATCTGGTGTGGATAGTAACTTGCAACATCTTTGTTGCGGATAGAGCGGGTTTCCGTGGCTTCCTCTCGGTAACATGGGATAGCCCCGTGAATACCACCGTAGGCGATGGTGCAAGGACAGCCGCCTACCATCAGATCGAGCTTTTCCTTGAACACCACTTCGTCAGGAATACTCTTATCCTTCAACCGTTCGAAGAAGTCGAACACTTCCTGCGGAATGTACTGACGAAGCAGCTTCGGCGGATACTGGTATTCCCGCTCGTCATAGTGCGGTTTCTGCTCTGCGTCAAGGTAAGCAGCGGTCAGCTTGGCGTTGGTCATGTAGAGGGCTTTTGCGGGATACAGCCCCTTTTCACGACCCAGCGTGAGCTTGCTGGACAGGTAGCCTTGACGAAGATCGTCCAGCCTGTCGGTTGCGTCAACATCGTGTCGGCAGTAGAACTCGACCTCTTGCTTCTCGTCCTCAGTCAGAGGGCGGTCGATGTTGAACGGAACGGTGGTTTCACGAATGTCCATTCCGAGGTGCGCTTCGATTGCTTTCAAGGACAACCCCATCTGGCAATCGTCCATCAGATCGTATTGGTCGAAGAAAATCCCGCAGTCACGGAGAGGGGCGTACTCCCAGCCCTCGTGACCACCAACGATGATAAAATCGTTGACTGCCTTGATTTCCTCCGGCGTAAAGCCAGAGAGAACCGCTTTCAGAATGAATTGGTCATAGTGCTTATTGTTGAACCCTGCCAACAGGGGTTCTTGGGTCATAAACTGTTCGACCGCTTCATTGTCATTCCAAATCTCGGTGTATTCCCCCGTGACCTTGTTTTTGAAGACAAAAAGCCAATCGTAGGCAAACACCTCGCAGTCGAAAATGAATGGTTCAAGGTTCAGCGGTATCACCTCCTAATACTGCACCCCATTGTTGCGCCATAGCGTTCGCAATACCGGGGAATGTTTTTGAACGGGCTTTGGAATTGTGAGGTATCCTCGCCCCGTAGCTGTCCCCCCCCC